AAATTAATTATCAGGTTAAGAGCGCGAGTAAAGCCGATGAAATGGGCAGATGTAGCTAGAGAAATAGGTATCAACGAAAAAAGCCTGTATTTTTTCAGAGCTAGATATCTAAAGGAAACAATTTAAGGAGTAAAACAATGGATAGATTTTCAGGCAGTTTTAAAGATTTTTTAAATTTATTAAAAATTGGGTCACATAATACTTGCGACAAAAAAAATAATAAAAACAAAGATAATGCAACAAATAAAAATATAGATAATAACTGTAACAATATTCGAAATACAAACTATATTGAAGTAAATATTGATTTTATATATGAAAATCATTCAGTTAATTTTTCACTAAATTAAGACAATACAAATAATATGAAAAATTTATATATATATATATTATTATTTATTTATTTATTTATTACTAGCAATATTTTATGCACCACAAAAATAAATTTAAATGTAAAAATGTATTCTGGCATAGAAATCGGTAAAATTGAAAATGGAAATGGATTTATGAACTTAAAATACTTTGATATTGCAATTAAAAACAAAAAGTTTAAATCTGAATTTACACTAAATACTGGTTTTACATCAAATAGAAAATCATTATTAAAATACAATCATTTTATTAACACATTTAGAAACAAAACCACTTATTACATAACAAATAATTTAGGTATATTTTTCTCTACATCATTTTCAAATAAAATACAAGGTAGGAATAATTACGTATCATTTTTCACAGAAGATAACTATCAATCGATAGGCATTGATTTTATATTTATGTAATGACGTTTTTCAAGGTATTTAATAGCGGCCTTTAACTCATAAATACAAATCTTATCTTCTAGCTCCATATCATTTATAGCATCATCTAGTTCATCAATTGCATCTTTTGCTTTTTTGTACACATCTAAAAGTTCTGGAACTGCCACAATCGCTTTTTTATCTTCATAAACTGGCGGCTCTCCACAGCAATTCGTTGTCATGCTATCTTTAATTCCAAAGGGGTCGAATTCGACCGGTTTGGGGGATCGGGGTTATCACAAACATTGTTAATTATTAGTATTATCGCGCTCAGAAAGCATGGCATCGGAAACTCTATACGAAGCAATTGCGTAAGCTTCTTCTGAATGAACCCTTTTCCCGTCACTAAATAACTCAGTTGCTGGATTAGAAAGCATTCCTTTTAAAGCCATACCAGCAAACCAATCTCTTAATGTCATACATTCTGAATAAAATCCTGTATCAGGACTATTTGAACTTGTAAAAGCTTGTATCTCAGTATTTTTTTTAAGCATTTCTTTGTATTCTTCGATTTGAAGTTGTTGTTTAGCTATTAGTTGATCTTTGGTCATCTTCTCTCACACTCTTTCTGACAAGCTATACAAATCATCTTACCTTTTTTTGTTTTTTTCGTTTTTGCATCGCAACATTTTGAACTCATTTAAATACCTTTCTTATATAATTTAATTTTGACCATATCGAGCATATGTTCTAAATGGTTTCCAATGGAATTTTAAACTCATTTACATAACTCCATGAAAATCTCATCTTAGGATTCTTTTGATAGAAATTGTGGTAAGAATTTCCTTACATCATCAAAGTTTTTTACATAATTTCCCATATTTTTTCACTAATAACATTTGCTATTTCTGGTTCTATATCTTCGGATTCCGAAACCATTTTGTTAGCTAGTTGAGTTAAAATATGTACAACTTTCAATATATTTATATTTGTTAAAATCATTTAATCTAGTAATTTTATACTATTATTTTCTAGTAATTGTATATTTTTATCTTTATTATAAAACAAATAAAACTCCCATATTTTACGAACTTCTTTCAATGTAAAACTAAACTCTTTTGTAGTTTCAAAACGTAAATCACGCCCAATTTTTTTTAAAACTAAGGCAACGTCGTCATCTACAACAAAACCAGTGTATTGCTTTTTGAATCGTTCTAAAAAAGATTGAAATTTAATTTCTTTTTCGTCATCTTCACTTAAATTATATCTATTAGCATGTTTAATGATATTACTTGGTCTTGGCATATATTGACTATCATTATTTTTAACTAAATATCTAATTGATTTTACAACATTTTGTATTTCTTCATCAATCAAAAAATCTATATAAGATTTAAACATTTCTTTATCTTTGTTCAATGGATCTTTTTCATACGCTCTAAACATTGAATTTAATGCTGAGATCAATTCTTTACTCATATTTACCCTCTTTTCTGTAATTCATTAACAAACTCATATATCTCATTCACAGATTCTGTTTCGTATTGTTCGTTATTTTTTTTATTAACGATTTTATTGTAATTATTCTCACTGTACCTTAATAGCCAATTCCTAGAGGCCGCTACCCAGCTCTTCATTGGCTTTCCTGCAACTTTCCACCCGTTAGATTCATAATAGTTGAAAAATTGCTCTGACTGCAAAAATAAAGCCCTCTCATTAACATTTAGACTCTTAGAAAATGCATATTTAGATATTTCTTTAAAAATATCATTAATTTCAGGCTTAACAAACTTTTTCTTTTTATCGATACTTTCAAAAATATTAAATTGCTCATTTTTATCACTTTCTTTTTTAGATATTAATTTATTAATATCTTTTTTCTTTATATTATTATCATTCTTATCATTATTGTTTGTGCGCGCTATCGTTTCACTATCGTTTCGCCATCGTTTCGCTATCGTTTCGCTATCGTTTCTTGATTCTTGATATTTATCATAATTTACGCACGAAATTAACGTTCCTTTTCCGATCGCTATCGTTTCGATCATTGAATCATTTTGTAAAAATTTTATTGCACGTGTGATTGTCGATCTATGAATATTAATTTGCTCTGATAATTTACTAAGAGAAGTATAAAAAGACCCCCTTTTTATCAATGTTTTTTGATTATTGATAATGATACTCTTATCTTTATGATTACATCTAAGTAAAATCTGAATAAATACTAAAAAATATGATTGATTTGTCATTAAATGATGATCTAATAATGATCGATGAAGTTTTATATAACCCTCCATATTTACCCCCGTTTTTTAGAATATTCTCTTAGCCAATTCATTACCGAATCTAATTCAAAAAGATTTTTTCCGCCCATTCTAAAAACTGGCATACCGAATTTTATGAATTTGTAGATTGTTGTATTCTTGTATTTTATTTTTTTCTCTAATTCTTTTATTGTTAATAATTCCATTTTTTATACTCCTGTTTTAGTTATTAACAATACTATACAATAAACAATTGTGAATTACAATGTATTAATATAAATAAAAAACGGTTGACTTTTTTATTTATTACATATATTATAAATTCATTAAAAAACAAGGGAGTAAATATAATGAAAGAATTATTAAGAAAACTACAAAAGGTTCAATCAGAGTTAAAATCTAAAAAAAAGAGGTATAATTCATTTGGTGAATATAAATATAGATCATGTGAGGATATCCTAGAAGATGTCAAACCACTTCTTTTTGAAAATGGATTATTTATCTTAATTTCAGATGATATTGAATATTATCATGGTAGGCATTATGTTAAATCAACAATTAGTGTATATGATATTTCATCAAATACAGGTACTTTTTTAGAGGTACATGCATATGCAAGGGAGGAAGAATCAAAAAAAAAGATGGACGCAAGTCAAATAACTGGTTCAACGTCATCATATGCAAGAAAATACGCATTAAACGGCCTTTTTGCTATCGATGATGCAAAAGACAGTGATGCGACAAATAAACATGAAAATTACAAAAAAAAAGAAAAACAACATGTAAATGAAGATAAAAAAAGAGAATATCTAGAAAAAATGCAAAAATCTAATTCTATAGAAGAGTTAAAGGAATTATGGAGTAACGATATTCCGCAAGAATATCGAATAGAATTATCATATGAAAAAAATATATTAAAAGAAAAACTTGATAAAGAAGCGAAAAGCAAATAGGTGAAATTTTATGAAAGAATTAAACAAGTATAACTATATTATAGAAAAAGACACATTAACTATTTTTGATGAGGGGGAATTAAGATTAGATTCTATTTTAAATAAAAAAATAAAAAAATTAAACGCTCCTAATTCTGATGCGATTTATTGCCAAAATAACAATTTAACGGAATTAAACGCTCCTAATGCTAAAAGAATTTCTTGCTACAATAACAAATTAACAGAATTAAACGCCCCTAATGCTAAAGGAATTTTTTGTTGGAATAACAATTTAACAGAATTAAATGCCCCGAACGCTAAAGGAATTGATTGTTCTTATAACAATTTAACAGAATTAAATGCCCCTAATGCTAAAGTAATTTATTGTTCTTATAACAATTTAACAGAATTAAATGCCCCGAACGCTAAAGAAATTTATTGCTGGAATAACAAATTAACAGAATTAAACGCTACTAAGGCTGAGATAATTGATTGCCGTCATAACAAATTAACAGAATTAAACGCTACTAAGGCTGAGATAATTGATTGCCGTCATAACAAATTAACAGAATTAAACGCCCCTAATGCTAAAGTAATTTATTGTTCTTATAACAATTTAACAGAATTAAACGCACCTAATGTTGAAAGAATTTATTGCTGTAATAACAAATTAACAGAATTAAACGCCCCTAATGCCAAAAGAATTTATTGTTCTTATAATAAATTAACAGAATTAAACGCCCCTAATGCTAAAATAATTGATTGCCGTCATAACAAATTAACAGAATTAAACGCCCCTAATGCTGAAAGAATTTATTGTTACAATAACAATTTAACAGAATTAAACGTTCCGAATGCAGATTTAATTTATTGTTACAATAACAATTTAACAGAATTAAATGATACCAATACTAAGCTAGAATCTTGGTAACAATTTAACAATATAATGGTTGATAATAAATTATTATTATGTTAAATTATATATGAATTAAAACAAGGGAGTTATAAAAATGATAGTACATAAAATAGAGCAAAAAAGTGAAGAATGGAACGAGATTAGAAAAGGCAAGCTAACCGCCAGTAATTTTTCTAAAATATTAACAAAAACAGGCAAACTATCTTCACAATATATCGATGTTATCTATGAAAATTTAGCAGAGTTGCATACATGCCAAAGTGAATACCAGCCTACAAATTTTTATATGGAAAGGGGGTTAGAATTAGAAGAATACGCTATTTTAAACTATGAAAGTATAT